GCGTCTTGCGACATGGAGGCAGACGGCGTCTCACCTTCGGCGAGGATGCCGAGCAACCTGAAAGCCCGATTGATCTGGTCGCCAGCGGTGTACGTGGTCATGTTTAAACCTCTTCGGTAGTCACTTTACGACGGCGCTTAACTTCCAGCACGTTCACGGGAGCCGCTTCAGGTTCCGAAGGCGTGTCAGGATTATAGCGAGTCCAGCCGTTCTTTTCATCAGCTTCAGCTTCCAAATCCATAGTTGCCACTTTAGCGCCGTGGATGGGGTGTGTAAGGTAGATGATCATTATTTAAGAACGGGCCCGAAGGCCCGTTTGGTTTAGCCGATGAGCCAAGCAGAGCCGTTACAGAAGACTGGAACGACATAAGAACCACCAGCAGCAACAGAGGCGCCAATACCAGCGGTATAGGCAGCGTTCGAGTCGCTAACGGCAGCACGTGTACCAGCCAAGGCTGTAGACGCAGCAGGCAAAGTAGCCACTGTGTACAGTTTGAACTGGGCAGAGTCAAGAGATGGGTCAGCGTAAGCTACGCCAACTGCTTTGGTATTTGCCATGATTTTTCCTTTAAGAAAGGGGGCCGAAGCCCCCATTCAGGTTTAGGAGACGCGGTAGATTGAGTACGCTGCGTCGCCAGTCTTGCGGAAACGGAATGTGCCAGATGTGTTGCTGGTTTTAGTCAGCGCATCTTGAATCACATCATTGCCAACCAAGGTGTTGCCTGTGCCAGCAGTGAAGGTCACATCGTTAGCTGCGTTGTCACCAATGTTGATGAAAGAGCAGCTGAATGTAGAACCAACTTTGAGGCTAGGGAACGCAGCGTCGAGCAATGCGCCTGTGGGGAACACATACGCGCCAGCGTCAGTGCCGCCTGAGTCCATAGTACACACGCCAGCAGCCAAATCTGATGGAGTGATAGTCACTGCTGCGCCTGTCAAAGCGACGGGAGCGCCAGTGTTAGAGAAGCTGATTTCGCTGAGGTTGCCGTCACCGAGTTGATAACCGCCTGCGCCGTTAGGGAGTGCCATGATAGATTTCCTTAAAAAAGATTAAACAATGAAAGGGGCCGAAGCCCCAGTCAGATTAGCCCCACAGACGAACGCCCATTTGTGGACGGATCGTGCTGTAGCCATAGAGAACGTCGATACGGCAAGGCATACGATCGTTGTTGATGTCGTACTGACGAACAACGCGCAAGCTGATACCGTTGTGCACAGCGCGGCTGGCCATGTCGACGCCTTGAGGCAACAACAAGTCGGCAGTAGCGAATGTGATCGCATCTTTGTGGTACACCAAGTTTTGAGCGTACTGAGTAGATGCAGCACCAACGAACACAACAGCCTTGTTAGTAGCTGGCAAGCTGTTCACAGTAGCCAAAGCGTTAGAGGCAGAGTAGATCGGAGCCACGGTCACAGTAGCAGTTGTAGTGGCTGTCGAAGAAGACAAGGCCACGAACTGGAACAATGAACCAGTAGATTCACGAGTCTGTGGGTTCACAGCGTAGCAATCAGCGATAGTGAACACGTCACCAACAGCGATGGTTTCACCAGAGCCAACAGTCAATGTGAGGGTAGTTGCGCCTTCAGAAGTCACAGCAGCACCAGTCACTGTGCCAGTAGCAGCACGAGTACCAGTAGTGTGTTGCTTGATAGACTGAGACATGTTGATCTCGTCGAAGCCCAACACGCCAGTGCCCATCATGCCGTTCTTGAATTGCTTGCTGATAGTGTCTGTTGGGTTGAACAGACCTTTCATGCCTTCAACCAAGCCAGCGTTAGCAGCAGGGTTCACGGTAGCGTAACGTGGAGACATAGTCGCTGCGTTTTCGTTCAGTTTTTGTTGAGCTTGCAACAAAACCAAAGAAGTAGCAGGGGTGGTGCCAGGAGTACCAACAGAGTTACCAATGCCTTTGTAGGCGTTGGCCACGTCAGCGTCGACGCTAGAAGCCAATTGGCTGATACGAGGCTTCAACACACGCTCAGCGAAGTCGTCCAATTGCATGGTCAATTCAGCAGATGTGAAGTTGACACCGATGTGCTTTTGGCTAGACACGGTCAAGGTTGTGTACTGTTCGTTGTCGTCTTGCACTTGCAAGGCGGCGCCGTCAGTCACCAGAGCGCGGTCGGGCAAACGGATACGCAATGTAGAACCAATCTTGGCGCCTTCAACAGCGAAGCTGTCGTCGTACTGACGGTTCACGTTACGGGTGATAACAAGGTTGTTCTCGAGGATTTCGAGAGCCTTGCGGGTGATCATGTCGATCGTTAAGATGCTGTTTGACATTTAAAGTCCTTTGAAAAGTTAGCGGTTACGCTGCGCTTCCCACTTCTTAATCTGTCGAGCACGTTCCGCTTCAATCCACTCACTGGTTGACATGGTCTTGGTAGACCGTGGGTCAGTGGTGTCATGTGACGGTGCTCCATTGGAGCGTGCCTTGACTGGACTAATCGGCGCTGGCGCAGATGTTGTCTTTTTGACCGGTGGATTATCAGCCAATTTGGCCTCAATCTTACCGATTTCTTTCGCCTGCATGTAGGGCGACAAGCGAGAAATTCGCTCAGCATCTTTGGGGTTGGAGCCGAGATAGTAAGCTAAATCAGGACCAATATCAGAGTGCTGGATCGTTTCTGCCATCACGTTTGTGATCGGAAGGTTGGGGTTGTACGCGACTTGCTCGAAGTCATCATACTTATCCCGAGCCTGCTCTTCACGCTCTTGATAGCTTTCTAGAACTTGCGATTGTTGCTTCGCTGCTTCACGTTGCTGGACTAGCTTGTCGGCCTCCATACGGATGAACTCCGCATAGTCGTTAGGCGACTGAAACTGATCTGGCGACGGTAAATCAACTGGCACGACTTGCTTTTCAGCACTTCGTAACGCTTGTTCACGTTCCCACTTACGTTGCTCTCTTGCGAGGCGTTTGCCGATTAGTGCATCAACTTCTTCTTGCGAAAATGCTTTCGCAGGTGCCTGTTCTTTGCCTTCATCAGCGACTACCGGCGTATTTTCTACAGTCTCTGTGGTGGCCGTCACTTCAGGGGCTGGCGCGGAGTCAACTTCCGCTAGGTTTTGGACTTCTTCAGTCATTCATGAATCCTAAGATTCCTCGGTGATCCCCGCCGATAGGGTGGTTTGATATTACATCAAAGTTTATTCGTAAGCAACAGTGTATTCGATCGTGTTAGCGATGTCGATGTACAAGCCCTTGCTGAACACTAATCCAGCTGGGAAGCTCACATATTGGGTGCCGGCGGCCACAGTGACAGTAGCCACAATTTTAGGGTCGCTGGTGCTGGCGGTTGCGCTGTCGTACAGAGCGAAAGTGCCGCTAGATGTGCTAGAGACGAATACGCCGTACAACTTGCCCAGACCAATTTTGATCTGAGCGTCTGCATTGCCTTGTTTGTAATAAGCCATGATTAGTATCCTGTTGAGTTTTTAATGAGAACGATGTTGAAATACGAGCTCACTGCGTTATTAGTCGCAGCGCCGATCGCGGTGGCACCAACACAATTTTTCTCTGGAATCATATATGGTGTTTCAAAAAGGTAGTCTGCCGCGCTGTTGTTCACGGTTGAAACCGCGCCAACGCGAACGATACCATCTGGGCCGTGCTGCTTCAGAAAACCAGTGACGGCCGTCGTACCAGAGGCTTGGCCAGCGGAAAACAAACCTTGAATCATGTAGCCGGTGTAGCCTGCGGGGACGCAATAGTGACCAGTGGTGCGGTTGTTGAACCCCGCAGCAATGATGTCATACAGCACCGCGGGAACGCCTGCCGTAACGACACCAGTACCTGCGTTGATGTTGCCTGCGTTTTCGCCACCAGAGCCTACTGTGACGACGTAGAACGAGTTCACATAAAGGTACGAATGAGTCGTGTTGACGGCTGTTTGACCGTTCAATGTGACGGTTTCGCTGACAACGGCATAGTTGCCGTCCAAACCTTCGATGAACACCGTGCGGGCGCCAGTGCCGGCGGATGTGTCATTGGCGTCAGATGAGCTGATTTTCAGGACCGATGCACTTGTTGGATGTGGCACTACGCCGCCATCCGGCCACACAGATTCTTGCGTAAGATCGACGTCAGGGTTATACCCAAACACAATCACAGCTGTGTGTCCTTGAATCTGGCCGCGGGAAACCTGCAGGCCAAAAACCTCGTTTTTCCCGTACTGGGTTTGCGAAATGTAGGGTGTGCTCATGCCAAAAACCTTAATTTGTAGATAGTGGACAAATACAACCCGACGATTTCGTCAATGATGTTTTGAATGGGAGTGTCGGTCTTCTCGCACACATCGTATCGACCTTTTTCAATATCCTCGACTTGTCCTTGCAAGAACTCAATGATATTGGTGGTCTTTTTTGACGCGGGAATGGAAATCGGGCCCATTAACCCATGACGGCCTTGGTACGCCTCGGCAAACTTGTCGGCCAGTTCAATCACATCCTCATAAAAGTGGCCGAGGGCTTTGTGTTTGCTGTAGCTGCGGGTGTTCAAATGAACCGAATGAGCCACGTTGCGACTCAAAAACAATTGGCCTACGAATTGCGAGGCGTTCATTGCATGGCTCCTTCAGGGGGCATGGGTGGCTGCATCTCGGGCATACCCTCCATGCCAACGTCCATTTGTTGCGCTGGCATTTCAGGCATCTGATTGACCATATTTTGCGACTCCATAGCCGCAGCGACCACGCCCATGGCAATGTCTTGAATCTGTTGCTCAGTCATACCTGCTTGCACGGCAGAAATGCGCTGTGTTTCAGCTTGGTACAGCTTGATTTCAGCTTCAAAGTCTTTGCGTTGCATGTCTTGCGCTTCAATGGATTTGCCCACGTTGTTGAGCATCTGATGCAGTTGATCCAACTCTTGGCCCATGGCCTGAATCTGTTGCTCGGCGGCTTGCAACTCGGGCGGCTTGTCGCCGTCTTCCATGAGTTTGGGGTCGATGGTTTTGGCAAACCGCTTGGCCATCTCTTGAGCACCTGGCCAGTCCATGTTCTTGACAAACAAGTCGCCAGCCACAGCCCACAGGCTGGGGTTGCCCTGCAACAGCTGAGCCATGGCTTCCAAGGCTTCTTGGCGCTTGGTCGCGTAGCCTGGGCCGGTGGCCACCACCACGTCGTACTTGCCGACGTTGGGGTTGTAGATCTTGTCGATCACGATGTCGTCTTGCATGATCTTCTTGACCGGCTCTTGCTGAGTCGGGTCAATCTTGACCATCTTGGTTTCGCCGTCCATGCCGATGATGCGGGCCACACGCTGGGTGTCGTAAATCTTGGGGATCAAGTCCACCAGCTGGCGCACGATGTGACGCACACCACGGGCCAAGTTGTCGCCGTAGTGGTACGTGCCCACGTCGCCTTCACGCTGACGCGCAAGAATGGCTTTTCCTGAGCGTTCGTTTGAGCCCATGCCCAAAGATGCGTTGTATTGGCCAGTGGTGCTCTTGATGTCCTCAGAAGCGCCTGATTTGGCCTG